TCCCAGCTCCTCGTGTTCATACATGAGGAAAGGTCTGGCCTCATCTGTGTAACATTCGTTGTATCCCTCGTCCACGACGGTTTCAATCTCATCCTCGCGCTTCTTCACAATCAGTTTGACCTTCTCACCCATAATGTAGTGAACCAACAGAAACTTGTCATTACCAAGGGGTGTTGCGGTCTGATGCCACCACTGCTTCAGTTTAGTGACCCTCTCTCTGTACACCGCCCTGATCAACGCTTTGATGAAAAATATAACACATATGATGGTTGCCTGCCAGCTCTGTGTGATTGCATTTAGGGCCATGAACGCATCAACATGATCTTTCAAAAGAGGCCAGTACACATCTTTCACGGCAAACAAATTAATCAACGTGAATAGGTAAAATAACACAGATATGAACATTTTTCTATATATGACGGTGTTAATAAGTCCGTTACATTAATTCAATTGGAGGTGCAGACGGTACCACAGGATACAATCTCTCATAGATTGGATAGGTTTGAGGCTGTTCAAACACAGACCGTTCCTTTATTTCAATTAGGGGCGGTGTTAATCCCCTAAGAGACCTTCTGACAGTGGCTGTTTGTACTCTGTCAGGTCTGCGCAGTTGGTTCTCCATAGCTGCTCCCGACATACTATCCATGCGCCTATGTCTTTGAAAAAATGCTAACGTATCGACAGATGTTGGAACAGTTTGTGTTACATTTACTGTTCCAAACGACGTGTTTATAGTGGAACTGCTTGGAACGGTGACTCTCTTACTGTCTATTGGCAACCTGTCATGAATTAACGCGATGATCTCGGCATCACTCGTACGCTCATGGACCAAATCAGAGAATGTTGAGCCACCATAGAAGGTTTTAAACCAATTGATTTTCCCTCTCACAACTATCTCTTTCACGAGCTTCTTATTGTCCAGGTTTTCGGCGAGTAGCTGTGTAAAGTCATAGTACTTGTAAATTAGGTCTACGATCCATTTGTATTTATCTATCGCTCTTTTATCGGTTGTGAGGAAAGTAAACATGTTTTTCATGTTAATGTTGTACTCGTGTAAATTCTTGAGGATAGTGATGACGTCTTCCTCTGACGCGCACGTGAAAAGTGCTTCCTCATCGTTATTGAAAATGGGATGTTCGCACAAGGGACACTGAGGTTTGTACATACTCTTTATGCAACTAGCGTGGAAAACGTGCTTACAAAGAAGCTTGCGGCCAGGGCCCTTGCGATTGACCCCGTAGCGTAGATCAACGAGCTTAATCTTACTCAAACAAATAGCACAGGTTGGTTGTAACTTCATTTTTATAATAAATAAAAGTAAATTTATATCATTATTGAGCCGTCAGACCATGTTTGATAAATCTATACGAGTTAACTATTCAAATGGCTAATAGAAAATGAATTTGGAAAATATAATCATGTGTACCATATGTATAGCGTCCATCGCCGTATTGGGTTACTTCATGTACATGAAGGTTTCTGCTCAGAACCAGGAGATGAACAAACTGTCCAAACGATTCGAGGCAATTGAAATGTTGTTTGCAAGACCCCCTCCCCCAGACGACCTCCACGACATGTACGGAACCAAGTACCAACACTCATCTGATCATAAAACACCCATCCTTTCCCAAAAATCACCCTGTGAGTCTGCCATGTGTGACCTTGAACCGCTTCGAATAGATGTTAATGAAGATGAATTGGAAAATATAGTGAATGCCGAACTGAGTAAGGTAATAGAGAAAGAGGCTGCAACATCGCCAAAGAGGAAGCAGATATCAAAAAATAGCGACGAGTAAAACACTACTAAATCTCTAGAGAAAAACAAGTTAAATAATTATATATTTAAAGGAGTCTAAAGATCATTCCATTTGAGTAAAATATGCTGTTATATTCTAAATTGTATGATTTACTTACATGTCGGAATAAAATTGGAAGTAAGCCAGCACTCAGGTGCAAGGTAATGGAAATATACGGTCGCAACGACAAGCTGCGATACGTTTACTTTAATACCGAGAACAATATCCCATGTCTGCTTTACATACCCTCAAAACATGAAGTTAAAATGGATATAAAAAAGTTTCTAAACTTATCAAGATGGAGAGATAATGATGTCAATTTTGAAGCTGTGTTGGCAGCTGACCCAGATTTGTCTATCGTTAAAGAAGTACGAGCCACATCATCACCTCAAGGTTTCATACATCTCATTAAACAACTGGAACCATCCCTCAAATCAATCCCTTACAAAATAGGCATCATCTCTGAAGAGTATCTGCTAGTGTTACATGGAAGTGGAGATGTTGATGTTTTCTATACCAATGGGCCAAAGGAGACCAAATTACTAGTAGTTTTGGATATTGAGACACTACTATTTAATAATGTTATTCCAGAATTGGAACGAGTACACAAGAACGTTGTCAAACTTATTAACGATTCGATTAATAGTTACTGGGACTCACTTTTAGAACTCCTCAACAAGTGCCATCAGATGAAAATAATAAGTAAGGGTAAGCAGAAACTAAATGGTCTCAGTCTTATCGACCAAAGTATGAAGGTAAGCATGACGCACAAGGCTATCAAACTAGCGCTAGAATGCTGTTTTGAAGAGGAGATTAAAGAGTGATTTTAGGGTTAAAGACAACCATGGTATAAGTAACCATGTCGTTTTTGAATGCACCTTCGAATGTATTGACACCTCCCACAACACCTGACGAATGTTCTACATTTCCACAATTTCCATCCGATACACCTGGTAAAAGCGTCATAATAGATCTCACGTTGGTTACTTTTGACGCGTACCCGCAGATCGAGTTCAGAGGTCGTAAAACTGAAGAAGGGATTTTGGTCAAGGCGGCTGATCTTATGTCCGCGTTTGAACTGAGCGCGGATTACTTGAGGACAATAAAAAGGTATCTAGCTATATACTCATTAAAGGATCTTTACAGTCAGGACTTTAATAGCATCACAGGAGTCACTGATGATGGTGAGCAATTTTCAGAATACGCCCAGTCTCATGAGCTGTTTATAAAATACAAAGGTATAGAGATACTATCTTATAACGTACCCATCCTGAATACGTTTAAACAATGGTTGGATAGCGTGATGGAATTTGACCTATATTGTTATGAGCAAGTACCATATGATGAACTTAAATGGTAATCATGTTTTTTATAACCACTAGTGGTTATAAAATTATCTAAACTACTTGTCTTTCTTGATCTCGAGCTTTTGTTCATTGACTACATTACGAGTCTTGTTGAGAAGTTGTACGATGAAGTTCTCATCATCAATTCCTTTTGAATAGAGTAAATCACGTACACGTTGCTGATGGTCTTTGTTAGAGAGATTTATTTTCTTCTCATGATTTGCCAATGAGATGTACGTGTTTGAGTCGACTCTGATGCCCTGTTCGTTTCGCTCATTGAGGTAGGTTTGGATCTCTTTTACTAATTCCACTTCCTCCTTTCTTAGTCCGTTGATCACCGTTTGATATTCCTTGAGCTTGGTCTTGATCTGAATTAACGCGTTGATTGTCGTTTCTATCGTCATCTTTTGAATACTCTTTTGAATACTCTTGTAGAGACTTTAAGCCATAAGTTTCGATGAAGATCTGTCTTTCATCTTCTTCAAGCATATCGGGATTGAGACCGTCACGCAACATTAGCATCACTTGCGTAGACGCCTCCATTTTAACGGTGTGAGGATTAGGATCATTGGCCTTATCGTACATGCATTGGGCCATCTTCTGATAACGATACAGTTGATCTGGGTCCATGCGCTTGATCGTCTCTTCTATTGCAGAGTCGTTCCATATTGACTTGTCATTGATCTGGTCGATAATAATTTTACTCATTTTATTTATTAAAATACTACATAAATCATTCATCATGGGAATGTATGACAGAAATGTAACCCCGAAGGGTTAAATTTCAAAGAAAAGGGGTACATATATTTAGTTATCTGAATCACTATCGTTATTAATGACCTTCTTGTTAGAACATGTGACAGATGGTGAATCGGAATCGGAATCAGAATCGCACGCGATGGGTTTTTCACTGACCAACTTATTCTTCAAATGAGAGGATAAGCGGATGTCACGCTTAGGCTTTGACTCTATAACACTACTCAGGATTGCCTCTGAAAGCTTCAACTGAATGTATGGCTCCTTGGCTCCAATAAACACACTGTCGACCACAATCATTGCAATTACGCGACAGGTAATATTCTTATCGAGAAGCCTTACGACAGTGTCAGCTAGATCGAGGGGTTGATCATCGTTATCATAAAACTTAGTTTTCATGAAGTTATTACCCTCCACAACCTTAGCGTACATATAAACCGAGTCTATACCATTGTCCTGTTCTTTCCTTTTGACAATTTCCATACTCTCTACGTTAGAAGCCCACTTTTTGTCACGAGTCTTATTGAGTGCTGCGATCATTTCGCTTGTCATCAGTTCCTCCCTGACTTTACTCATAATATCTTCCAAAATCTTTATAGTTCCATCCTCAAGCTCAATATCGAGTAGTTGTTCATCCGACAGCTGCTCACCGTTAGCCTGCATTTCTCTCAACTTCCTGTCTCTCATGACAAACGACATTTTGGAGGGAGATGTTTCCTCGTAGCGCGAGATTCCATATGAGAATAGCTGAGTTGTCTGAATTTTAAGTTTGTCCAACTTTCCTTCGTATTTGTATTTAATGTTGGCCCAGACACCCTTTTGATTTGGGGTAGGTTTTTGGTTGGGTTTTTCGACTATAATATTTTTAACATCTAGTTTGTGAAATGAATCATCATTTTCAACAGAGATAATGTTTGAACTCATGATTGCTTTAATCTTTTCTATTAATCATTCTGTCTATAATTCAATTATTTTAAACCATTCAACAATCAAGTAGGTAAATTCCCTCAAAAAAGGGTTAGAGACCCAAATTGTGAGGAAAAATGGTTCTCAAAACGATTTCTATTAAGGAATTGAATATAAACTCAATCAGACCCAACTTGGAAAACCTTAATATGGGTGGCTCCAAAATAACCATCATAGGCAAGCCAGGTTCAGGCAAATCTGTTCTGATCAAACATCTGTTATACTCCAAGCAACACATTATCCCCACAGGGATCGTTATTTCCGGTTCCGAGGACAGCAACAGGTTCTACTCTAGTCTTTTCCCTGATCTATTCATCTTTGATAAATACAATAAAGAAGTGATTGAAAACTTCATCAAACGTCAGAAAATGGCCAGACAGCACCTAAGTAACCCGTGGGGTGTACTTGTGATGGATGACTGTATGGACGACGTCAAGATATTCAACGATCCACTCATGCAAGGGTTATTCAAGAACGGGAGGCATTGGAACATGTTAGCTATTTTCGCCAACCAGTATGTCTTTGATTTCAAACCCAGCATTAGAACAAACATAGATGGGATTTTCATTTTCAGGGACCCCAATCAAAGTAACCGTGAAAAGATTTACAAGAACTTTGCTAGCATCATCCCCTCGTACTCAATTTTCTGCCAACTAATGAACGAAATGACCACCGACTACACATGTATTTACATAAATAATCAGATCCAGAGTAATGAATGGACAGACGCTGTTTTCTACTTCAAAGCCGAGCAGGTACCCGACTTTAGTTTTGGATGCGACGACTACCTACATTTTGCAGAAAAACGTCAAGCATAAGTGCATAAAAAAAGTTGTAACCCCGGAGGGTTACAACTATCTAAAAAGTAAAAGGCGTGTAAGGCACGTGATTAGCTCATTGGTTAGACTTCGTCTTCATCTTCTTCCTCTACGCACGTCTTATCAAGCCAGTACTTGTCTTTCACAAGTGCACCCCAATGTTTGATAAAGTGTGTCCTGAAAGTAGTCCCGTTGAAGGGGGTGCGGTTGGGATACTCTTCCTTTAACCATTCCTTGAAACAACTGTACAGAGTAGCAGGGAAGAGCCTGGAATCCTTCTTTGAAAAGACGCATTGCTGCTCGAACTGCTTGTAAATGTCGTTCTCCTGTCTGTACATATCAGTAGCCACTTTGACCTTCTGTGGCTCGACGGGGTCCAACGATTTGATTGCGCGCCACCTCTGAATGAGATACCAGGCCAATGGTTGCGTCATATCGGGAATCTTATCATTAAAGTTCTTATCCATAGGGAACACCTTCGCCTTCATTTGTTCCTCAAAGTCATTAGGACACTCATCTTGTGGTAAAAAAGTGCTTTCGAATGGGATGACCCGGACCCTGTTCCAGGTAGCCCTATCAGCGTCTCTGATGGCCGGGAGTGTGTTGCAGATCATGTGTAGTTTAAACATGGGTTTAATCTCCTTCGTATCCTTACCCTTCTGGAACAAGTCGCGTGCCCAGTATGAATCGTTACCAGTCAAACCCTTGAGTGTACCGGCGTTGATTATCTCATCCGTATTTGGCTCATCCATAACCGCCCATCTCACACCGTCACCGGTGCGAGCCATCTCAGGACTGGCTGCCCCAATGTTGCTTTTCTTACCTGTGATGAGAGAGGTGCTGAATTTGACCGCCAGTTTACCCAGCATCTTTTCAAACAACGTTTGTGTAACTGTCTTACCATTGTCACCCTCGCCAGTCCAGAAGAGGATAACCTTGTTAAAATTACCACCCACAAAAACACGACACGCTTGGTTTAGAAAGTAGTCGCGGATTTCTGGGTCTGGGAAGACCTTTTGAAAAAATTTATCTACTTCTATCACATCGGGATGATCGATTGATCCGTAATCTTTGTATTCGATTGACATCGCGACAGATATGTAATCCTCAGGGGTACCGTCCCTGAAAATGTCGTTCTCAAAGTCAAATACTCCGTTCTGGAAAGCCACAAGATATGGATTTTTATTAAGCATGTTGTAAAATTGACTGTTGTAGAAAACTTCCTGTGACTCTACCATGACGTGGTTTTTGAAAGGAGCGGTCTTGCATTGTCTGATGAGAGAGTTCATCTTTTTAATTTGTGCTTCCAACGCCTTCCTCTCTGCGTTATTTTCTTCCAACTCTTCGATTGATTTATAAATTTCATTTTTATTTTTAGTGAGTTGCTTAATGATGATGCCGCTATCATCTGATATGCGCTTACGGAGGTCGATACCCCCAGCACTAGGCTTCCAAATATGATCTTCAAAATGATACCATTCCTTATGCGCGCTGCACACGAATTCATTACCATACTCACTGAACAGAATTTTGGCTATGTCGCTGTGGCATCCGTTTACAGAATTAGCGATGAGGTGATGGGTCTTGTTGTTAATCATCTTTTCATACTCTTCAGGATTGTCATGTTTGGCATAGTGCTTAAGCGTGCCAATAGTGTAGTTGTTGGGACGCATTTTTGACCAAAGCGACAGGCATTCACTCTCGTTGAATTTATCACTCTGATCTGAGAACTCTAGCCATAATGAGAAGCCATCGTCATCACCACCGCTAATCTGCCAAAGACAATATCCAAAGTTTAGCCAAGTGTGTCGGTCATCAGCGCGGGAAGATTTAATCATACTGAGAAGTGTCTGCGCCTCGTGGAGCATTTTCTCTACAGAGTCGTTAGCGTATTGCTTCCTTCTACTCTTCACCATCTCAAATATTTTTATGAGAGGGGTAGTGATGCTGGGTTTGGGATTGTAAAAGTACGTGTCTGCCCGGTCGTACAGGAAAATGGATAGGATACGAGGCAACATATTCTTCACATTATTTCTACAGTCCACGTCTTCTATCGTTTCACCTGGATACTTGTTGCAGACGTAATCAGACAAACCTTCCTCGAGCGTGACCTCCTTTACATCTTTGAGGAAACATTTGGTAGCTTTGTAGGGAGTAGATGTGCTGTGTTTCTTTGATCCATGGATGAGCCAGTGGACGTTTAATACGTTAGAATCTATAAAGTCTTTGGCTCCAATGTTCTCAAACAGACCGTTAATTTTTTCCTTCACTTTGGGAATAATGTACACCTCCTGCACCTTTTTGTCGAGGAACAGTTTAGGAAAGTGAAGATGAAAACCGTTTTTTATGTACTTTTCACCAGCAATTTCTGTTTCATATGGTTTCTTTTCAAGTAAAATACATGTGAAGGATGCGTTTTGTTTGTCCACGTCTACATTTGAAAAGTCTACAACCTCATTAATGGCTTGTTGGTACGCGTTCACTACTTCCTTGACCTGTTTGTCAGTGTAGAGGTGTGGGCGTAGCTCATCTTCTTTTAATAAAATAGACTTTTTTACTCTGAGATCGATATCAACAAGGATGGGTGTCTCTTTCCCTGGGTTTTCGGCAAGGTACACTGGATTATTTTGAGAAAGGGTGTTGCTATAGATGTGCCAAAATTCCTTCATTTTTGAACCAAAGGAGTATACACCCATAGGGGTACCCATTGACACGTGTGTATGAGTGGGATCATTGGGTGCCTTCATCTCCCTCAGGAATTCGTTGAGGGAAACGTTTGTTGTTATTTTGTTCTTACTATCAAACATCCTTTTAATATATTAGATTGTTAGTCGATAAATCTATTCAATTTTTTTAGGAATATGGTTTCATTACATGTTAATGTAATGAACATAAAATAGCCTAGCTTGTTTCACATCTTGTCTTCTATTTCGAGGATGGCCTTGACCTTCTCTATCAGATCGACATGATCATCCGAGGAGATACCATTACTCTTGTGCGTCTTGACACCCATATCTCTGAGTTCACTGACCAAATTTATACCTCTGTTTTCAATGGGTTTTTTAAACACTTCTTCGTTAATAAGATTACCGTATGATTTAATCCTATTCAAATGCTTCGCGTAGTTCTTACGGAGACATCTTATAACGACGTACCCAGCATTCCTGAGATGAACAGGTATTAGCGGCGACGTTGCATCGTTGCACGATGGTAATCTGACGAGGTTAATCACTTCCTCACAATCAGACTGAGACACCACGACCCTCTTAGCAATCTCTTCCACTCGCTTACCTACTATTTCATCGACGAGGAATGTGAGATTATCTGTTTTCTGAGAGAGAACCCCGACCTGCTTAGCTGTTTTGTTAATTGTCATCTGGAGTGAATTGTCATCAATGGATTTGGTGAGCATGAGCATGTGTGCCACTCGGGCTAGCCTCACGAAGAAATCCCTGAAGAGCTTATTGCAAATAAGGCAGAGATCCTTCAGGCAGTAACCCTTTACCATATACATATTCTCATGATTGTCTTCTGTTGAAAACCTGTAGTCAGTTTCCCTGTGAAACATGGTAAGAACCTGTTGATACAATCGATTAAGAGTGAGATTGTTATCCTTAATGAGCCAAGCTTCAATGAACGGCTCATCAAGGAGGATCCATAATTCGTCAAAACCTGGATGCCAAAATAATTTTAGAAATAGAATGTCATGATCCTTGAACCTGAACACCTCTTGCATGTACTGGTCATTGAGATAACTGAGTTTACAAGGATTGTTAAGCAATTGACTTACGGTGAGATACATTTTATAATTATACACTGACTGTCTTTAGATTTCAGTTTCATGTTGAGAAAATGTTACCCCGTGGGGTAAAATTTTCAAAGCCCGATGGTTTGGGCAGTGGTCGAATTAGTTGTTTACTTTCTTCTCATGCAGCGATCTCTCGCTTTGCATTTTTATCAATCTTTTCATATTCTCCAATGAGCTGGTTGAGATCTGATGGCTTCTGTATCGCGAGGATGTCTGAAATCCTGTTTTTATCTGTTATTATTCTATTGCCATGTCTCACAGACTCATTGTAACGATTGTGAATCTCTTTCAACATCCTATCCTGTTTTGAAGTGATTGTACTGTCCGAGGGCTCAGTCTTATCGATATACCTTTTCTTGTACTTGTTGAAAAGATCCACTACAACCGTCGTCCAGATATAGTTGAGCAGGGGCTGAGGGTTGAAGTTATACAGGTGGCAAAAGTCTTCAAGCATATTACCAATCTGAGCAGTAGTCTGCTGATTGGTCCTATTTCTCAGATTGATGACGGTGTTCTGGCAGTTGAGCTCAAGGAACCTAAATCTGATGCTTGACACGTTTCCTCTCACGTTGAATAAATATTTGTACCTATCATTGAGGAATTTAAAGTGCTTATTTTCTTGAATGGCGATGAATCCCTGAATGTGATTAATATCTACCGAGTCAAGTGCGGAAAACATTTCCTGCACGTCTTTAAAGACGTGCTCTCGAGGTCTCGGAACTTTAAACCCATCCATGATCACATCCTCATTAAATGACAATTTGTTGTCTTTGTCAAACACTCCAATATTTAAGAAGCGGGGTGATCCTGTGAGACAAACGATGCGCTCCTCTTTACATGGCTCCAACAGGAACATGTACTTCTTGGATTTGTCCAGATTTTTATCATAAATCGCGTTGAGGTATTCCTTGGCATTCTTCTTTCTCTCCTCTAAGGATTCATCTTCATCTTCGAAATATTCATCGTCAGTGACACTCCTGATGTTTTCTCTGACCGTGTCGGCAAAATGGAGACCAAATGTGGTCGTTTTTGCCGCCCACTTACTATTGAAAGCATCCAGACGTCGGTTTGTGGAGGTGTACCACTTTCCTTCAATGTTGAACACTCGAAGCAAGGTACCTTCATGCGCCTCAGAAAACCTACACTTTTCAAACTCAAATCCAAAACCTTCATATTTGGATTTGGTGAGTTCAATCGAGTAGGGGTAGCTTTCAAGGAAAAGCGTGTCGCCATGAAAGACGTAGCTTTTCGCATTGGTGCTATGAGGGATGCAATTCTGGTTCCTATACTCAGAACAGTACAACTCTACTGAAGGGTTTTCCTTGTCAACATCTGGAATTTTCCTTAGATATTTAACATTTTCCTTTGTAATTTGATTGTTCATCATAATAACTTTATTAGACATAGTCATTTTGTCTATCACTTTATGCTCATAAATATGTTTCTTGGATATTCAACTCTTCTTTAACTGTTTGACCCACCCTTCGTGGTTATAATAAATGTTCACATATAACGTCATAATATTTTACAACAGAAGCGATCAATTTCAACTTTTCACGGTTTGTTTGTCCAGAAAGTGGTGTATCTTCTCCATTGATTAAATCATCTAAAGGGTAAGTAGCCGTGTCAGCCTTGATCAAAGTCTTAAAATACGTTAGTAGGCTATGAAAGAAGGCAATTTCCGTTGAAAAGAGTTCAGGGTTGTTCTTACTCCAGACGCGGAGATGTGAAGGTATATACAGTTCACATTTGTTACAGAATGCATGGGATGTTTTGAGGATAGTAGATTGCTTAGGTTTATACGTCTCAATGTAAGGCGTCAATGGTTCGAAGAAATCATCAAGGTTATCAGTCGTTAGTTTACACTTGAGACTTTTGATAACCTCGATGAGGTTGTCCACTGAGGTAACATATGTTGCCAGGAACGTAATGTACTCATTTAACGAGTACTCGTCCCTGAGATCACATTTGTCAGATGCCAAACGTATTAAGTACATAGTTTTGCTTTATTACATGTTTTTGCAAGTAAAATTCAACTTATTTTTTTCTCTTATAGGATCACATGTGGCCTAAAGGCAATATTCTTTCATAAAATGGTAACCATTTCATCATCTACAAAGTCAAATGACAAGCCCAGAAACAGGGTCATAATGATTGGCTTCTGCAGTGAACTTATCAAATCAATCCTTGACGATAAGAGCATCGCTAAACTAGTCATTTTTGATTATTACGATAAAAGTAGAGAAGAGTTTGAAAAGATATACCCATTGTACAAGGACCGAATCACTCTATATGAAGGTGAGATTAGAGCGAACCTTGGTGCATATTTAAAGTTACGTGAACAGGAAGGAATAACCAAAGATATGCACAGACTGGAGGTGGGCAACTTAGAGATGTTTAAAAGCTTGGAAAGATTTTGTATTAATTAGACGTCATTTATAACCCAGTATGGGTTATAAATTTTAAACATGTGCTGAAGATTTCTGAGAGGCATTAATAAACGTCAAGAATCTAAAGGCAAAACATATGGATATAAAATGAACAGAAAACACTGCGTGTTGTTATACTCGAAATACTCCCAGGCATCGATAGACTTACTATCTTACATTGAGGGGTTATCTTTCGATTTCCCAAAGGTGATTGGTATGACCATGACTTGCATTGACTATGTTAATTTCAAGGATGTGCTTGATAAGAATGATATTAAAAACGTGCCCACTCTGTTGGTCGAGTACTACGCAGGTTCAACAATCAACCAGACCAAACAAAAGTTTGAAAGTGAATACATCTACATGTGGATCGATCAGGTTATCAACGAGTTGAAGCTTGAACACAACCAGGTTCCAGAACAGCCTGTAGTAAAAGGTGTAGGAAAAGGTGTAGGTAGGACCATGTTAGTTAGATCGGCTACTGAATTACCAGACGAAGAGCTGGAACCACCTAGCGACACTCCTCCGATTCAAAAGAAAGAAAGAATTGACGTTACGTCCCTAGCACAACAGATGGCAAAGGAACGTGATTTGCAAATATCAGAGACTGATAAGAAGCGTGCACTTTAAATTTACATGATTTATCATAGAATAAGAAAATGGCCGATCAAATTAAAAATCTACCAACGTCTCAGGAACAACCGTCAGACGTTGACATGAACGTGATGCGGGAGATTTTCGGGGATGGAGTTAACGTAGCAAAATCACTTCAACTGAAAAAGATTATCATACCCGCCATCATGTTCGTGGTGCTCAGTCTCCCCATGATAGATAACTTTCTCAAAACCATAGTCCCCGACTCTGACGCGGTTCTCATATTTGTAAAGACTCTTATTTTCCTTGTGATGCTCGCGTTGTTCCAACTCATTAGTATGTAATCACATATAAGAATAATATAATCGTATATAAAATGTATTTAACATCAAGGGATTTCACCGTTAACGATGGTCAATTGGTTAAAATTAACGACCAAGGATACTCATTCGTATTCATCTATACTAACTCATGTAAATGGTGTCATGATCTCATGCCAGCTTTTAAACGTCTCTCTACCATTGTAAGAGGGGTTAATTTTCAGTACATGGACATGGCAAATGATAACTATATTCTGATGGACATGTCTGCCATGACCAATACGCCTATCGAATACGTGCCATTTCTGATCCTATTCCTAAACGGAAAACAGATTGCCCACTTTTCTCCGGATGATAATAACCCTAACATCATAGAACAAATGGAAAGTTTCATAGTCTCAAATACTCGCAGACAACCTAATGGAAATTCTTCTTTTGAACTGGAAAATGATATACCCCCCTATTCTCTCGGCATCCCATACAATCGCGGAACAAGGAAGGTTTGTAAACTATTCAACGACGCGTACGGAAATTGAAAACCGAACACTATCAAGTTGATCTAAAGGATTAGTAATGAAAATAAGACACATGATGAATACCAATGTAAGTATGCTGAACGAATACTCTCAGAGTAAGCAGATGCTACCATCTGATAAAATTGATAGCGATGCTAAAATTGATAGCGATGCTAAAATTGATAGCGATGCTAAAATTGATAGCGATGCTAAAATTGATAGCGATGCTAAAATTGATAGCGATGATAGCGCCACGTTTCTTCAATTTACATCGGAGGAGGATATTGATAAGTTTATTAAATTCTTATCTGCTTTCACCGCAGATACCCCCCGACAACCTAGCGGAGAGCCTTCTTATCCTCTCGGCATCCCATACAATCAGGGAACAGGAAAGGTTAAACTATTCAACGACGCGTACGAAAATTGATAGCTTCTTGTAACTAATACTGAACCATGAACATATCAGAACCATTTACTAATTCTGGTGCTTCCAGTGCACTCTTACTCGACTTCCAACCTATCGCCTTTTTCGTAGCCTCCCATATACATTTCCTCTTTGACCCGATAAAGATTTTTCCCAATTCCTCAATCAAATCTTTCCTTTGATACACCAACACGTTATCTACCATCTTACATTCGAGGTTGTTGAGAATGTCTTGTAACATTCCCTTTACTGAATCCTCAGATAGCACAATGTCCTCTTCGTCATTACCGTAATGGATTGTAATCATGCTGATGTCTATAGGAGGTGGAGGTTCGTCTTCCCCTTCTTCTTGACTCTGAGGTAACCTAGCAGTGACAAATCCATATACATAATCCAAAGACTTGTCGTAGTTTTCGCAAATCACAGTTATGATATTACAAAGGTCTTCAAATTTGATGCCTATGTACATTTCTCCTTTCTCGTTATGTTTAAAATCACATAAAAGTCTTTGTATGTGATAGTCGAGATCCTTAGATGCGTAGACTTTCTTAATGTATGCATAGTAATACTGATCTTCTTTAGGACGACCTGTTTGGTATCCATCAATCCTTCTGACAAGCCTCTCTGTGGATCCGATTTTGAAAATACGTTCCCTAGAGTAAATGTTTGTGGTGGCTATATAGATCCACTCCTCCTTCTTTTCCTTGACGCTACCGTGTTTAATGAGTTTGCTAATATTTAGAGACTTACGTTCGGCTCTTTTACGCAAGTCTTCTTCAGCAGCGAGAGCAACTGCTTGGGCTTGTATTTTTTGATCTTTAATTTCGATAATCTGTGATTGGTTCCGTTGTTCTAATTTGAGCTTTTCCAGCTGCTTTTCTATACCCTCCATCCTAACAACTCCTTGTCGCCTGAGTGTTGGTAATACGTAATCGCATACAAGGGTCTGGAACGCGTCTGATAGTTGAGTCTTGCTCTTGTTTATGAGACGATAAAAACCAGATTCGTTAATATACACACTTTTACCTTCATGATATGTGAGATTTTTGAGGTTGTTTAGACCTAGAAAGTTGGGGGGAGCTACACCGTCCAACTCAGAAACCCAATCGGAACTCAATAAACTGAGATTTCTCTTTTGATGAGGGAGGACGTTTCTCTGGAGAGCGTCTTTTTTATCTTTATATTTAAGTATAGCACATGCATCTTTTCCACAAAACCAAGGTTTATCAGAGGTACCAACCACGCGGACATGTCCCTGTACACCTTTTACATCAAATGTGATATAATCGGTACACTTTGTGAGATCCATTAACGCGGTTATTCCTTCATATTCCATTTTCTTTGTGTTTTTCTCTTACATGCGTCTTTGTTGAATCAATTCAAATCGTTTTCAACCTTTTTCCGTCTATTACTTCGCGAAGTAATAGAATTAATTATTGATTCTGAAATATATTGCCGAGATTGATATCGTTCAGGTACATGTAGTTTGTGCGTGCAACCAGTCCGCTCCTCGGGAATTGAATAACGCTGGACTGCCCGTCAAACATGAGAGTGTTGACGGGAATCTGTTCAATAGGAGCACCTCCGAAGTAAATGGGTACGTTTTTAAATTGGTCATTGATAATAAATTCGACCCGAAGCCAAGACTGCTTCTTCACATTGTCTTCCAGGTCAGGGACCATGATGAGCGATTGATCCTTGTTATTGTTTGTATTGATTATGAGCTTACCGTCCTGAATGTAAACTATCTGGAAATTATTTGCTCCCGAACCCTTCATGAAAAGTACAACTCCATTCCTGGCGCCACTCTTCGGAAAGTTAATAGCGACTGATAGATTATCCTTCTGTCCCTTGGTGAACAGGGGGCTCGGTATCTGAATTTTCGTGGAACCATAAAAGTAGGCTACGTTGGCTGAGAAAGTCTTATACCATGCTACAGCCAACAAGGTGATTATAAAGAGAATAATTGTTATTTTAAACCACATTTTTTAATTCACTAACATTTGTTTGTTTACATGGGTTTATGTAAGCATTCCTACTTAGTTTTTCCTCTTCTTGAAAGATGCTCGTTGTTGGGAACATTTTGATTTTACCCTTCTCACTGTAGACTATTCGGTCAAAGCATTGCTTGTACTGATCCTCAGTCATGTATCCACCATAGACTGCCATGAGACACTTGTCAGGAGCCGGGTCAACGGATACGGGCGAAATAGTCCCTCTCATGTCACATATCATATGAGCCAGAAGCACGTGGCTGTTATTATACAAAACATCTGCGCGCGTCTTCTCATTAATGTAAGCCTTGATGCAGTTGAATGAACAAAATACCCCACTCGTAGAGTAGGTTTTAGTACCAGAGGAATGCGATACGCCAATTGGACAACCTATGGGTTCAGATTTGATGAAATTTGTACAAAACCAGCATTTGTAAAGATTACCACTCACTAAATTTATAGAAGATGTAACATACTGGACCATTTTTTTAGTCTCGACATCCAAAACCTTGCCTTTAGTGAGGGTGGGTAAGGATGTTACTTTACGTCTATTCATGGATTATTTTATATATATATTCATATGCCTAAATTCATATCCTTACTCTTTATCCGACAAAATATTCTATCTCTATAAAAATATGAATAAAGTAGTGTTGACAACTGCACTGATTGCACTTCTAGTAGTTGCGGTCTACATGACTTACACTTGTAGTGATGTAACAAAAGAAGGGTTTTGGATGCTTCCAAGTAGACAGGTTAAGGTTGAAAAGATGTTCAAAGACTCCAATGATGATTTCTTCCAGGTTGCTAACTTCCAAGGTATTCTTAGCCCCCGCTTCTCAAACGTTGATTACGGTGCCAACCTGAGAACCAAGTTCCCTAACTACAACACGATGGGTGTTCCTCAGGATCCTCTCCAACAAAAGGCCAACCCCCCAGACCCACTTGATTACGCGATCGCTGAAGGTATTCCAGCGAGCCCTCGGTCTACTCCACTCGTAGAAGGATACAAGGGTGCGAATCCTCAATACGGCTGGCAAGAGAGCAAGAGCCTAGGATCTGGAGGAATTCCTTTGGACCCTCACAACCCTTATTCGGCCGACTACACGGCCGGGGATTACAACCAGGTCGTCAACATGGCCGTAGGGGCCGGTGCGGTTAATGGATGGCCAACAGACACTATTGCTGAATTAGACCAGGCCTCCTTCATGACCCAAGATGGTGAGATGGTACAACCTATTGTGTACGACAGATTTATATATGCCAACAGGAATTCTAGGCTACGTGGTCAGGGTGATCCTATCAGAGGTGATCTGCCGATTACGCCAATGACAGGAAACTGGATGATCCCTAGGGATAGTTTTAATCCCAATCAGGTGTTGCAACAAGGAGCGATAAATGTTATGGCTGGTGTAAATAATGAAACCAGCAACTCTCTTGCCAACCTCATTTACAATACATCTGGTGGTACTGAAACTACTATAGGTGGTGTAGACATGACCCAGATGAACATGAGTCATCAAGTCTACGGAGCTGCATCTGCAGCTCAAGGGGATATTCAGGTTACATCTTTCCCATAAGTTGAAAGAAAAATTTGAAATGGTAAAAATAAGTAATATGTTGATCAATTAATACCAGCAATATGAGTAAAGTGGTGATCTTGTGGATTAACTTTAGTTCTTCGACATCATATCCTAACGGGCCTGTAGATTCAGGTATGTCTCTCTACTGCGCAGACGTAGTCAACGCTGAGATCAACAAGTCTTATCCCTTGTGTGATTGCAAACAACTTTGCAATCAAGTGATTCAAGTTGACAACTGTCGCTGCGTAGAAGTGGATATTGAAGATATCAGAACCCTTGATGGAAAAAGTGCCGTAGATCTACTCCGGATTGACCTCTTTTATGAAATACTAGGTAGTGTCATTAAGAACCAAAATAAAACTTTCAATTTTGGCAATGGAAACAACTTGGCTATGTTAATTGATGACAATGATTATCAATTTAACAACAGTCGCATTGTTTACGAATTTGCACGCATATTGAAACAGTATTATGAATTCAACGTGTCAGAGATTTCTGATGTTAACGACATTGACACCATTCCGTTGATGAACATTGACAACAAACATTTTGCCAAGTTCATCAACTGGATGAATAATAAGATATAATCCGTGTTTCATTTCATTTCATCTTTCATTTCATCTCTATCTCCTAGGAGATAGAGATTCTAACATTCTATTGACAAATTGAGCCCATGTATTTTTGAGAGCATCCAGAACCTCCAGTACCATATGCGCGTCCTATAGTGAAGTAATTTCCTCCTGAACCACCCTCTTGTGACCCATGAGTGAGTGTATCGTAACCAGGAGCAGAGTATGCAGGGACTACGTAGTACCCAGACACAGACGTGTAAGGAACTGGTGGGCGGACACCTTGAAATCCTTGATTGTATGTTCCCAATTGAGCATAGTATCCACCTCCAGTATTAGGGCCAGCAACGTTTCTGTAGTTATAACCACTACCAATATTATTAATGTGTAGACCAGACATTTTTTAGTCACTTAGAAAATAATTTAGGTTTCTGAGTATACATCTTACAATGTATGGATTTGATTCCCCGAAGGGAATCAAATCATAAAATTGGGTTTACGTGTCTAGGTTTTCAGGGACGTTGTACTTGATATTGTTCTTTTTAGCCAATAAGCACCCCTCCTTGGTGAGCGCGCGCATAGGAACGGTGTCTTCAACATCAACGTTAATCACATCGTCTGATGACACCCATCCGATAACAATATTATCGTCATCCAAGACAAGGTACCCATTAAGGCTATGGAAAAAGATCATCGGAAACCCATGCCGATTCTCAATTGTATATTTTTCTTTAGTTGCCGGCTCACATAGTTTATTCCCAATGTTTTTTTTGGGTTTCTTGATCTGAATAGAAATATCTTCTTCCTCATCTTTATGATTAATAACAACGTCGTCATCCCCGTCAGATGTCTCATACTGTTTTTCATAAGCAATGAGAGCCTCGATTTGAGTCGCTTTGACGCCGACCGGTCGGATGCCGCGTTCTTTGAGGTATGGCTTTAGTTCAACCAATTTACACTTGTTCATTTGATCAAATGTTATTGGCGTTTGTTGTTCTCTGGGTATTGCTTGGACCCCAGACGACTTGCGGGCGTTATCCTTGGTTGCAGCTGATTTGGTTACTTTTTTTGTTGAGATGATACATGTATCATTATCCACTGACGTCGACGGGTGATTAAAGTACTGTTCAAACAGATTGCTCAGAACAGTGGCTTTAATACCATTATTTTTTTCACAAAACTCAAAGAACCCTTGGAGAAGGGAACCGATACCGTTAACGATAACGTTTGCGTTCATTGTCATTTTGATATATTATTACTTAGTTAACTTATTTTATCATTGCTGAATTTCAACTTGAAAACAAATCAAATATTCATTGCATTAATTAATGTGACCACTTGTACACGCGGTCCCAACGCAAGTCATTTTTGTTACTAGTTTGCCTGTTAGCCAGAATGCTTAATACAAATTTGTTCTGATCCACACCATCAGCTAATTGGAACAGCTTGGATATCTTTACCAACCTACTCTTCGCAATTTCAAAATCTTTATTCAAATCATTCCTTCTACCCCTATAATCGTTCTCCATGAAATAGACAGCCACCTCGTCTTTAATAAGCTGACTTTCAGTTTTACTTTGCATGGGTATGTACATGCCCAATATAACAGGGAAAACGATAGCAATCTGATCATCGTTGAGACCTGCTTTGTATAATGTCTCAGCATCGTCATTCCCCATTGATGCTTTGACACCATGGACGTTATAAATAGCTTCCAGCTTGGAGGTTGATGGTTTCATGAGAAGCATCATCGTGTTCTTCAAATCCTGCGCCATACTCATCATCCATGAATTGGTCCACACGTTGGCCGCGATAGACCCGTATGAAGATATGAACGGGTCATTCAACGACGGTCTATTCATATTCCTCATGTACATGAGAAGCTGACCCGTGTTGTTATCCCCCTTACCATCTCTGCCAACTCCCAACACTGGGTCAGATTTATCATTCCATACGAGTTGTAATTCACAGGTCGCTATCAACAAGTGAACAAGAGTAGAATAATTTGGATATATAAACTTCATGTATGTAGCAGCCTCATTGTTAACCTTCAGGTTATGTTCGATCCAATCTCTCTTTATGTTGTTGTACATGCCGACAATGTCTTTTAGAGCCACCGTGTTAATATCAAACATCTCAAGACCCGATAGTTCCCCAATATTTATCAGATTAGCTATCATCTTAGCATAAGCGTAGTGAACCACAGACACATATCTCCTACTATCAATCACCACATCCTCAATATAATTAGGGAGGAACGGGTCATCCGGTGAAAGATAAATCTTTTCAACTTCAGTAACGGTGGATGTATGAAGCCGATCCATATCCCTAAGTAATGGACCAATAATGTCTGTTTCATCATCATTGATTTTATTCTCATACCCCAACAGTTTCTTACTAATATCACATGCATCACGGCCCATTTTGCGGATAGTCTTGTCGGGGGTGAACTGCAATCGTTCCATAATATGATCATAGTTATCCCCAGTCTGTCTTCCTTTCATGTACATATCGTAGAGTTGATCCTTGTATACTTGAAGACGAGTCTCCTTTTCAATCTGCTGACGTTTAGCCTCTGCGTATTCATGTTGGTCAAGATTAGGATACTCATTCTCAAGAATGTAATCTAGAAAGACGTCCAACAGGTGATCCTTGAACCGACTAACTTCCTCATTCCATAACTGACCACGCATCCTGTATTTGAGAACAGGTACAATTTGGTTTATATCCAAGAAGATTTCGTCGTCCAAAGCAATGTTTCTGTATCCGTAACGCTTGGCATATTTCTTAAGAGCAACAAAGTCCAACGTGTCTGGAAGAGAAGGGTTCTTGGCTAGTTCATCCTCAACACCGCTGATAACTTGAAGAACTTCTGTCCTACATACATCTTTTCCTTGTTTTGGGTCATAAATGAGTTGTTTGTTTTCGGCACGCATGTTGTTGAGTAACATGAGAATGTCTTTGTTGTCGTAGACGAGTTGTTTGCCTCTTGTTTGGTAAAGCCTCTTCCTCAACTCGTCGTGCTGTTTGAATCGTTCACTCAGACCTTTTAGTATCGCCTCGTTGTAAATCTCCAAATCCTCTTGTTCACGGAGACGTATCATGTTTTCGAATGGACAGTGAAGCGTCTCACTCATCCGATGTCTATACTTTTCATCTTTGAACATGTTCACATACACGTATTGAGTCACCGTCTTCCAATTGCCGTGTTTGAAAGCGTAATTGTGGTTGGGTACGACACGTGATCCTACTGTAAAGTCGACCACAGCTTTACTACTCAGGAGCCCAAAGGGTTGTGCCATTGGACTCGATAGAATCAATGTTTGTTCCATTATTTTGTTTGTCCAAGAATATTGTTAACTCTATAAAAACTAACCTACGCTCATTCCCTGTGATTACTTTTGTTTTGTAAGTAAAATGACGTTTAATCAAAGGGATAAATTGGTTAGGGAGAAGATCCTGAAAAACAGTGATATACCCTATCGTTACTCTCAGACCAACATCATCACACAAGAGGGAAGATCATACTTTCCATACCCCGACTGGTGGCGAGGTGAATACAAGTCAGACTTACCCATAGTTGTAGAACGTGAGGCTGGATTTAGGCCACGTCTTGAACGATCTTATTGGAAGGGGGATACCGGGCACGCGTACCCTCAGCATTGCTTCAGATCTGGTATCAAAACGAGGTACCCGTGTTATCCTGAGTGCACCAACGATCCAACACTCCAACGATCAAGTAAGATATATCTCTATCGTTAGAATCATGTATTCATGAGAGGTGCATTATCCATCATCTCATGAGATGATGGATCACATCGGATGAGTTAGATGCCGCAGCCTGATATGTTTTTCATGTAATTGGATTTGTAGGCTTGATTGTATGAGGAGAATTTCCTCATTGCTTCAGCGTTCTGCTGCATACCTCTCTCGTAGGAGTAAACACCACAATTTGGAGAGACGTTTGATCCAAACTGCAGACCGTAGTTACCTGAGATGCCGTTGATCGCGTTGAGTTCCGAGGCACGTTTCATTTTTGACCATTGTGTCTCTGAAGTGTCTGGACCGTAAAAATCACCTTTGATACCTCCACTGCTCAGATTGACATACTCGACATATTGGGGTCGTTGATAGTTTTCTACAAAAACACGGTCCTCTGCACTGCTGCAGCCTGCCGCTTTTGTGTTGAAAGAGTCTGCGCACGCGGGACGACCCGCGCTGTCGTAACCATTCCATAGTGGGCAAACCATGTTCCCTGGGTTGAGGAACCGATCGCTCTGGACTTTGGTCGCGTACGCTGGATCGATTTTACATGTACGAATTGAAGCTCCAAGACTTATATTTCCTGCCATTATACTTTTTATTAAATAGATATTTTTATAGGATCTTGACTCAAAAAGATTAGAGTCCGTTCAAAAAGATGAAAACATAATTTGAAAAATAATATGTTAATATAAAATGGATTGTACCAGTTACAAAAGAAACATTGACCCAGATACAGGGTTAAAGTATACAAACTCTAAAAGCGATCAACTGAAAATGTTAAGAATTGCTAGAGAGCGTGATCCATGCGGCGAATTTAAACGGAATCCTTGTGTGAATCCAGAAACAGGTCGACCTATCTCTCTTACGAGTGTTACTCATAAAAGGTTAACTGAAGCGTGCAAGGGGCGCAGAACTCCTAGCCGTAGCCGTAGCAGTAGCCGTCGTAGAAGCAGCAGCCGTAGCAGCTGCACAAGCCGTAGCAGCAGCACAAGGCGTAGCAGTAGCACAAGGCGCAGCCGTAGCCGTCGTAGAAGCGCTGGTCGTAGAAAACCAAGCCGTAGCCGTAGCAGTAGCCGCGGCCTTAGAAGCATCAGCCAGATGAGAGGTCTCAGCAGAAGCAGAAGCAGAAGCAGCAGCAGAAGCACTAGCCGTAGCGTTAGTACTGCTACTACTGACAAAGACTTCTTTACCTGCACCAGCGCCCCTTCCAAAAGCAGCTTCAGTAGTCTCTTTTCTCATAGAGGTATGGTACGTACGAAGAATAGTACATTGTTCATACCCAAAAAAGCCAAGCTTTATTATAGATATTTAAGTATTGATATTAGACCTGGATGGAAACAGTTTAAAATTTTTAAACCAGATCAAGGTGTAATTTTTGATATGGCTGATAGTGACATTGGTTTAATCTCGAAAAAGAAAAACTGGCAATTAACTTACATTAGAGATGGTTTTTCTATAATAGAACACCCGTACGTGCTTGAACCTTGTGCAAATGATCTAGATGATGAAGATGATGATGAAAAGGACAAAATAACTATCAAATGGGATGAGCCAACGCATGCTGAACGAGTTACTGACTACATATATGTTCTGAGAGCTGCGACTAGGGAACTGGTTGGAGTTGAATTTAGATTTAATTTCCCCATAACTTCTTACGGTCTCGAACAAGAGCTAGAATGTGACGAAGGAATGTATAATTTAATGTTTAATCAGTATTTCAAGCCTCACACATGCGGTGTTTTTAGAGTATTAGAAGGTGTGCTGTTCACAGTAGGTCAAAACAAGTATGAATTTGCAAGGCACCTATTTGATTTCAATAATAAAAATTTCCCTGATAGAACGTTCTACCGACACGCCCGCGAAAGCGAAAGCCCAAGCGAATGCGAAAGCGACTATTAAGAAATAGGATCAGACATAGTAATTCGGCATATCGCAACACAACATCAGTTGTTCAAAATTCATTACCCCTAGGGGTAATGAATAGAGACTCGCTCGACTAGCCCATTCAAGTTGAAATCTAGTCTAAGGAGAATAAGTACTATAAATGAACTCGATATGTTTGACCACTCGGTAACGATTTCAAATGAACTCGATATGTTTGACCACTCGGTAACGATTTCAAATGAACTCGTCACGTTGGAACCCATGTATTTGGATCCATTTATAATCAAACATCTCAGTGAAAAACTGTGCAAGATCAAAGTTGGTACATGTACCAAAGAATATGGGTTTATTAAAGGTATTAAGATTACTAATGTAAAACCTGCTGAGATCTCAATGGCTGATGGGAGCACACGCTTCTCAACAACATACATTATCAAATCAATCCTCCCCACAGTTGGAAAAGTCTACACGGCTAAGAGTGTGACAGTAATCAATCACAACAATGTATGTTGTGTTATAGCAACGATAGATGATGCATGCGGGGGTAATCCGTTTCAGATATTCATCGTCAATGGAATAAGCAAAGGTCCCAATTATAAGTTTGAGTCGTGTAAGTGCGTGATCCCCATTTCAGACAAACCCAAGAAATTAGTTTTATGGAATATCATCGTAGAGACTGTACAATATCATCAAAAACAGTTCATAGTCGCTGGTAAACACATCCATGACTATAACCTTAGTAAAGATCCAAAGATAAAAGATGATAAAAAGGGTTGTGCAAAGACTGAGGTAAAGTAAGAATGATGGATAATTATACGAATGTCAGAAAATATACTACGCTGATGCTCACTAGACGAAATTATTCTATTGGACAATTTACAGACGTAGATGAAAATGGTGTGTCAGGTAAAAAACCACGATTGTACGTAACCAAACCTAACGGTGAACAAGCAGTTGTCTTTTTTATACATAAGAGAAGCAAAACAGATAAGGTAACTATCAACGTAGTGAAGGTTATCATTTCTATGGCACAATCAATCTCACATATAATTATCGTACATGACACCGTTCTCACATCTGACGCTAAGCAAAATGTAACCAAAGACGACGAGACTAGTATCCATCAGTTTGAGACGTTCACATTTGACGAACTCAGCTACGATCTATTAGAGGTAATAAAATGCACTCATCCAATCACATTCCTCGAAAATACACCTTATGAAGCTAACAAACTACCCATTTTGTTATCAACGGATCAATTAGCAAGGTATTTGAGAATACGCCATGGTGACATAGTAAAGGGTATGTTTGGAGATGATATAATCACTATCAGGCGATGTGTCAGCTTATAGCTTAACATTTTTTCATCATAACCTTTAGAGGTTATGATATTACAGCGAGCAACATTATTCAGACCATGCGCAAATATTTGTCACATTGACAGTTGGCCTGGTATTTGGGATAGTAGACGCGAGACTGCCAGCTGGTATTGGGATAACGGCACGTGGAGAAGTTGCGTGTATGGCATGATACATCTGGATAACAAAGAGAGGTGGGTGGTTTGTTTTCAGTACGAGGTGATAAATAACCAATCTTGTAGTAATCCATCTTAGGAGTCATTGTATCAGACATTTTAAGTATATGATATTTTTCAAAAGCCTAGCTGCAATCTCTATCTTTAATCTTTAACTTTGAAAAATGGCACTAAGTTATTCAGGAATTGTCAATTACGGTAAGGTTACACTTCCATCTGTTGAGTCCTGGGGTACCAACATGAACATTATAAAGGATCCACCCAAGTCGGTTCACACACGCAAGATCGACCGAGTAGGTGCGACTTCAGCCATAACTAGCGCTGTTGATGAAAGCGGGGACCGGTTCTGCGAGGCCATCAACTACTACGCGAGGGGTCAGAACCCAATGGTCAGCGTCTCATACGGTCAGGGTCAGAAAAAGAGTAGTATAGGAGGTGGTGAGGCTTTCCTTCCTTACAGGGTGGCTAGGGAAGGAGCATTCAGACCTCCTATCTGGAGACAGGAAGACTTACTACCACTCTCAAGAATGCCCAGGATTTGGACAGAGGTTGGAACGCAACCATACAAACCTATCTTTACTAAAAGAATCAGGAATTGTGGGACAGTTGATGACACGCGTGAAGTCAAGAATCATATGCTCAATGTTTCATGCGTTGCTTCAAAGACTGTGGCCGCGTACCCAAACACTAATCAACCCGACATGAAGCCGGGTATACTAAGAGACCCGCTCGCCCCAGGGCAAGTGGGTTCTTCCAAATCTTGTGAAGCAAACAATTCTGAGATTGCGCAACGAAATGACCAGGGGCCTATATTGCTTGCCCCGTCTCGTCCTATCGCTTCTGGAGCAACTAATCCGGGAAGAATTAAAGAAATACCTGTAGTTTTCAATAATGTCAGACTTGATCAGAATCATCCAACTGCTTCTGGAGCAACTAATCCGAGAAGAATTAAAGAAACTCCTGTAGTTTTCAATAATGTCAGACTTGATCAGAATCATCCAACTGCTTCTGGAGCAACTAATCCGAGAAGAATTAAAGAAACACCTGTAGTTTTCAATAATGTCAGACTTGCTCAGAATCATCCAACTGCTTCTGGAGCAACTAATCCGAGAAGAATTAAAGAAACACCTGTAGTTTTCAATAACGTCAGACTTGCTCAGAATCATCCAGCCACCAACGCGATGACCAGCTTTGCTGCTCCATCACTCTCGGGTTACAATCAAACTGAACAACAGTACAATCGCCTACAAACGAGAACATCACGGGGAGGATTTGACGGGTGTCAAAGTATACCGAGTGTGAATATGAACAATCAAATGAAAACATTGACTAGGGTCAGATAGTTTTACGATTTGAATAAATAACATGAAAAATCAAACATAAAGATAATTACGAACATTAGAATGAGATGGCTAAATCTACCACAAATTGTAGTTGTTGTACCCTTCACAGTTGGGATTACCAACCACCTGTAAACGATCGTAAACGTCTCTATGACTTGCCTAAGGCTGGTGCAATTCTGATATATAACGGCCGAGTACTCATCGTTCAGTCGAGAGGGAAAAAGTGGGGCTTCCCGAAAGGGAGTTTTGAGCGAGGTGAGTGTGCAACCCAATGCGCGACCAGAGAGGTACTTGAGGAGACATCATTTAATATCAGATTCAAAGAGGACGATTCAAATGTCAAATATAATAAGACCACATTCTATATCAAACATCTTGAAAGGAAGCCTCCAAATATTAACCATGGTTTCCTCAAAAAGCCAGGTAACGATTGCACAGGAATAGGATGGATACGTTTAACATGTCTTAATAAACAATC